TGTTAGAACCTACAGAATCATCCACTACATTAAGTGGATCAGGTTTAGGCAGTTCTATACCTAGTACCTTTCTACTAATAATTTCTTTAGTAACTATTTCTAGTACGTTACCGTTACCATCTCTGTTGACTACATATCTATTTAATGGGAAGTTCTTTAGACCATCTTTACCCATAAATATTAAAGCATTACCACCTACAATGAGGTGCTTCAATGCTTGATGTACAACAACCCTATCACTTGATGCAGCTATATAATCCATGACCATACGCTCCATCTTAGAGAAGGATAGATCTAATTCACTCCTTATCTCTGGTGGTATCTCTTCTCCTAACTTATCATCTCTAACTTGTAGTTTAAAGAATGTAGTTTGAGGAGGTAGCAGGGCCAACATCAGCTTTGCTGCTAACGTGACCACTGCTTTAGATCCGCAGCTTTGCCACGGAGTAACCAGTCTTTTATGATTGGGATGTGAAGTTAAATCTCGTTCAATGAGATAAGGCAACGTGAGTTCAGAACAAGTAACTGCAGTGTCTAAGAATTGAGATCTACCACTAGTTAATTGTGCATATCTTTCACGTGCGCTCATAAATTTGTGCCTCCAGCTGGTGTATCACCACCAGTATTAACATTACTTCCTAACTTGATTCTTAAAGAACCTGTACCTTTTGTTTGTCCACTCTTAGCCTTCTTACTCTTTGCTCTTCTAACCTGTGGATTTACATCTGTAACCAAAGGATCAGGTGCAGGTAAAGGTGCAGCAGGTGGTGCAGGTGGTGGTGGTGGCGGTGCTAAAGGTGGTGGTGGTGGGGGTGTGTAAGATCGTCCTCTTCCTATACACATTAGATTTCATCCTCCATAATAGATTTAATATATTCAATGACACTGGCTTGACCAGATCTATACATAATTGATTCAATTGATTCTTTAGGATGAACTGGTTGCCATCCAAAGTTTGCCTCTAACTTATCAATAAGTTCATCTAACCTATCGTTATGTAACCTAAGAGTATTGAGGGAGATTGGTGTTTGCATGTTCAAAAAAGGCTGGGACTCTAGCTCGCTGTGTCTCAGAAAATTCAGGTGCTTTACCTTCATACATTAACCGATCACTAGCATCAAGCCAGAATTTTTTGTCCAAATATTTATCGTAGGTATTTCTACCTAGAGGTTGGAATATCCAATTAATTGTGGCTTTCCTAAGTTTGTCCAGAGAATTACTCCACCGTAAACCCATATCAGCACATACGAGAGAATTACAGGCAACATGTATTTGCTCGTCTCTGGAGATATCTGCCGAGGTCGTCCTAAGACCAGCATCACCACAGAACCTAAAAAAAGGTAGGATAACAAAGAAAATTGCACGTTCTGCTACTAAAGCTTTTAATATTGTATGGTCAGGGTGGGCTTCCCAAGCATCTCTCAGCTTAAGAGCCTCATATTCTGACTGTGAATCAGTACCCAGGGCATTTGTTATGTATCCCAGGGCTTGATCATGTTTGATTTCATCTGTGACATTTGATTCTAGAAGTACTCGTGCAGAGTCGGGAACACCTTTCTCAAGTGCTTCTGTAACAAATTCACCAACTGGTAGCTCCATATGCCGTATTGCAAGAGCACGGAAGATGGTCTCTTCGGCTCCATCCTTAAGCTTACCAGCTGTGGTTTGGATTGGTGTCCAAGTTCTCTTTCTATTGAGTAATTTAACATAAGGGTCTTTCATTATTCTTGACAATCGCAGGGTAATTCATCTTTTTGTAAAATGTCCTGCAAGTAATCACTAACGTCCTCATCTCCTAATGCAGCATAAGCACTAGTTTTATCTTGTACGTCAGCCATTACTTGAAGGCTGTAATATAAGGAGGTTTGAGGTGAAAGTAACCACTCTTCGACAAACTGACGATTGTATTCTACAACATCACTCCATGAGTTAAAGCTGTAGCCGTGAAGAAGTCCTGTATTATTTAAAAGTGTCACGATGCCGTCAGCAACGCTTCTATATGCGTCCCAACCGACTTCGCTGGCGATCTCTACATCACCATAATCAAAATGTTCTACTCCAAAAGTACCGCTGTCTCTGTCCACAGAACGGCCTACAGGAGGTGCAATTTCAGGTGTAGATGTGAATCCATCTAAGTCCTTGCTTCTATACGAGCAAGAGGCAGTAGGAGCTATTGCAAAGGCTCTTACCATGTTATGTTCACGTGCTATTTCAGCAGCTAGTTCAATTCCTTTACCTAATTGTTGTACAATAGCATCCGCTACTGTCTCAACCATCTCATCATTATTATATTTAGCTAATGCTACACCGAATTGTTTATAAGTTACCTTATATTTTCTTAATAGATTAGCTAATCCAAGCATACCTAAACCGACTTGCCTGTCGTCAGAAGCTGGCAAGTATTCTCCAGTTGCTCCAACACCTGTCCTACTATGGAGCTCGCACAATTCGAGCATACCTTCAGTGAAACCCGTTGCGATGTCATCGATTGTACAGGCTGCGAGATTGACATGTTGTAACAAGCATGTTCCTCGTGAGGGCAGGTAAACCTCAAGACAGACGTTACCGTAGACTCTTTTTCCATGTTCATATTTTATTTTATTAAGCCAGATGTCCCCTGACTTGATTCCGTGAATGATGGCGTCTTTAACTCTGGCGTCTGTGGAATTCCAGAGTCCTCCATCAAGGTCGACGCATCTTTTAATCCAGGGAGCTTCGGAACGGGGAAGCTGCACGAAGTCAAGAATATCGGGATGGTTAATATCCAAGTGAACCACAACAGCCCCATTCTTATAGACGCCACCTCTTCTAAGTGTTTCATTTAAAGTAGAATAAATTTTTGCAAATGAGACTGGACCACTAGCTGTTAAGCCTTTTCCATTCTCGTGTCCTTTAGGACGTAAATTAGATAGGTGTATTGCACACCCTGCCCCATGTCTGAGTGCATGAGAAGCGAATCTCCAGCTAGCCTCTATGCCTTCTGGACCCTCCATTGAGTCCTCTACGACAAATACAGTACAACTCACTGGAAGTCTTGATTCTGGGTTATCCAGCCATGACTGGACCCGACCAGTGCGGGAGATAAGTTCTGCGGTCATTAAACTAAGTCTGTTAAAGTTGGTGGTTGATAGTTTTTGCTCTTTAATACTTTACCGTCTTCTCTATATGTAGGCTTTCCATCCTCATTTAGTTTTGACATATTACTTTTATGGACTCGATTTAGAGCTTCATCTAAGTCCCATTCCATATTTGCTGCATATTGATAACATACATATACAAGGTCTGATAATTCCTTTAAAGCTTCTTCATGAAAAACAGAGTTGTTTCTAAATAACATTCCCTCTGCTTCTAAGAATTCTTTAAACTCTTCAACGATCAAACTCTTTTGCATATTCCTCGAGGTGAGAGTTTGAGAGTTCTTCACATTGAACGAGCTCCTGAACTCTTTGGCTTGTTCTAAATTCGACTTCATTTTTTAGGTAGTGGATGGCTTTTTCTAAATCGTCTATATCGTCAAACTTATGACCTGCCCTGCATACGTATTTTACTACGTTTCCTAAGTGGAAGTTGAGTCCCTGGTCACGTACAAAATTCCAGGGCTGGATGGATCCACGCCTATAATATTCTGGACCATGGTCACTGGTGGTTTCGGCCATTTCTTTAGTAAATTAGTTATTGAATTAGTCAATACAAAGTTTTGTTTCTGTAATGCTAAGAATACAGTAGTGATATCTTTCATATCAGTATCAGGATTCTTCAAGCCTATTTCAAGTTGTCTTAACTTTAGGTCTTGTTCCATTGTTAACTCTGTAATCGGAGGAGGGGGACCATAAGATTGGTTCTTTTTTTGTGAAGTCATAATCATCAGCAGTTAAGATACGTGCAAGTCTTGCATTTGTTATAGCATCATACTCGCTTAAGTCCTTATCTTCAAATGCTTTGATGACAGTTTTCCAACTGTAACCATGCTCTTCAAATAAAGTTGTAGCTCGTTTAACACCTATTCCTGGTACTCCAGAATATCCATCAGTCTGATCCCCTGCAAGAGATTGGATAAGATGCCATTTAGCACCCTCTTCTTTACTGACTGTGAATACTTCATCAAAGTTATATAACTTCCCAGGTATCTGTCTCATATCTTTATCAGGAGATACAATACAATTACCAGGAAATTTTGTAGCATAAATACCCATGGCATCATCTGCTTCAAGAGTAGGCTTGATGATTACCTTATACTCTTTCTTTAACGCATTAATAACACGTTTATAACCGCATGGTTTCTTACGGTTCCTATGTCCTTTATAGGACTTTTCTATTTGTTTTCTAAAGTTCTTACTGTCTGAAAAGAACAGTATTATATCGGAGAATTCCCCAAATTTGTTTGAGATCTTGGTAAGTTCTCGTTTTGTAGCACCGTATGCATCGTCAAAGTTACTGGTAACAAGAATAACATCGTCGCCAAAATCAACTTCAGATTCTGCTGCAGCACATGCCTTATAGACGATAAAGTCGGCATCAATTAATAGTTTCATACATTAGTGAACATCTGCCCAAGTAGAACCTGATTTAGATTCTGCTGCTATAGGGCATCTTAGTTTATAATACTCACCAGCCTGTACTGCAGATAGTTCAAGTAAGAACTTGAGCTCATCTACTTCTTCTTTTTTACATTCAAATTGTAGTTCATCATGAACGAATGCAAGTTGTCTAGCAGTTGGTGGTAAATTTTCATGGGTTAATAGCATCCATTTTTTAGCGAGTACGGCTGATGATCCTTGGATAAGATAGTTAAGTGACTTGTGTTTTGAATCAACAAGTATCTTACGTTTATCTATACCACGGACAAAACCTTTCTCACTAGCTTTGTGTACTCCTTCCAAGAGTTTTTCAAGACCTGGTATGGCATCGATGTAAGCCTTACGGATCTCTTTGCCTTTCTTCTTAGCCTTCTCTGGGGATAGTTGTTTATCATAAGACATACCTAGTTTCTGATCTCCAGCTCCATACAAGAATGCATAGGAAATTGTCTTGACCAGTTTTCGGGATACGCCAATCTTGTCAGCATTTTCTTGGTGTATGTCACCATGCAATAACACTTTTGCGTACCTGCCTCCATCCCATCGTGCAAGATAATGGGCAAGCATCCGTAGCTCAACGCCAGCAAGATCACACCCGACCATGCGGAGATTAGGCGAGGCAGTGAAAAGTCTTCTAAATCGTTCATCACTCGGCACCTGGGCAAGATTCGGAGATCGATGGGCACATCTAAATGTAGCTGTTGCTACTGAACAATGGTGATGTATTCGGTTAGACGTCGTAACAAGCTTCTGCCATGCGTTCACGCCTTCTGATATCATCCCAAGCTTTTTGGTCAGATCCAGTAGTGTCAGAAATTGTAGAGCTATATCCGTTCCAATATCTTTCAATACGGTCTCGTCTATAACCGCCTTCCCTGAATTCGTCAGTGAGGATGGTTGCCAATCGTAATGTGTGGTAAGTATCCATGCTATGTGGTCCCGTGAGGTGGGATTTAGTTCTTTGAGTTTGGTGAATGGAGCATTAGCGACATAGCCTTTGGTCCGATTAGCTCGCTTAGGAGTAAATACTGATCCGCTAACGTAAGGATACCTGTTGCGTAGTAGTTTACTAGTTTCTTCATACTCTTGTCTGAGAGTAGATTCAAGTTCCCGTGCAGCGCACTCATCAAAATACCATCCATGTTGCTCCTGTTGTGTAAGAATCTGTGCTACCTGATGCTCTAACGAGACCCATTCAGGTATGGGAGGAAGTGATTCCATAGTTTTCTAGTAACTTTAACATCTTGAACACAATAGTCTTGCATCTCTTGACTCCATTCTTTCCAGTCTGTAGTTTTAGAGAAGTTACCTTTGTATTCATTTAACCTATAACCATAGGATTCTAGACTGTGACGTCCATATAATTGTAATGGCATATGATTCCACACATGCCTCTTATCTATATCGAGTAAGTTCGGATGATATAAACGAGATAGAATAAGGGTATCAATAATGATACCACGAGGATTAAACCAAGGGTAGAGATTTTTAATAACAGGAATATCATAACCGACGATATTATGCCCGATAAGAATATCAGCCGTTTCCAACCATCCAAGACCCGTCGTGATAGAGTAGTTTGTACCCATCGGTAGATCTTTCGGGGAGTCGGAATATTTCTCATCATTGAAGGTTTCCGTCCTTTGATCGTTTCCCCAGTGTAACGCAACACAATGTATTCTGGTTGCTTCATTTAGCAGACCGTTTGTTTCCAGATCGAATACGATTGTTCCCACTCCATTGGTAGGTTTTATCAACGAACTTGGCTTTTTCAATTGCTTCTTGGCTAGGTGGGTTTGGTGCTTTCAATTCTTTACTTAAATGTTTATACCATGGATGTTCATACCCACCATCAAAAATCCGTGGTTGGGTTGAAAATTGGTGATTCCGTAGTTTCATAATCAGTGAATCGTGAAGTTTCTAAATCAAATTTTATTTTCCCTGCGAATCCTGTTTCACCAGAATAGCGGTTCTTAATAATTCTAAGAGTCGCAATATCTCGTTCATCTGTGGACTGTTGATTTCGTTCGAGGGCAACGACTTGATCGCTAAGTTGAGCGATTCCCGCAGATCCACGGAGCTGGGATAAGGACACTTTGCCTCCCTCTTCGTGCGAAGTCCTATCATTTCCTGTTCTCCTTAAATGTGATACTAAGAATAGTGCTATACCAGTACGTTCGACTAATGATCTTAGTCTGGTCATTGTGATATCTATAGTGCGTCGTTCATCTCCATCAAGACCACTCAATAATATACTGAGGTGATCTAGGAATATAATACGACACTCCAATCCACTGGCAAGGTATTCGATCCTATTGTAAATAACGTCTGGGTCAAAAGAACCAAAGCCATCAAACAAGTAGAGATGCCAATTAGCAATGGTATTACGAAAATGCTCTTCGAGGTCGGTTCGTTCATGTTCTCCAATGTGTAATGATTTACCTACAGCTGTGGACATTAATCCAAGTGCGGTTCTTCTATTTGACTCTTCAAGTGCCAGGTACCCAACCCTTTCTCCTTTGGTGAGTAGGTTAACTGCAAGTTGACGACAGAACGTGGATTTTCCCTGGCCAGATCCACTAGTAATCGTTGTAAGTTCCTGGTATCTAATCCCGTGCAGTTTATCTTGTAACCCTTTGAATGGATAGTCATGGTCTGATGGAGGTAATGGTGTAGTGACTAACGATTGAAGAGTCTTTCCTTCAATAATGCCATCAGGTCTGTACTCTTCAGCATTCCAAATAGCCTTTCGTATCGCTTCAGCATCATTAGCCTGTAACGCCTCTGATGGATCCTTGTAGGGTTCGATTCTAGCGATCTTAACCTTGCCAGGTGGTAGGACGCTTGCCGCCTCCTTCGCCGCCTGACGGCCTGGATCGTCGCTATCGAAGAAAAGGACGATTTCTTGGTATCCCTGAAATAATGGGATTTGTTTCTGTATGTCCTTTTTAGCAGAAGCGGCTCCATGGGGAAGCGATACCATCGGCCATCCTGGCATAGCTTCATAGCATGATGCAGCATCTAGTTCACCTTCAGTAATAACAATCCGTTTACCAGTAGTAGGAAACCTATGCTGACCAAATAAAGTGTCAGTGGAAACTCCTTCATATCGAAAATCTTTAGGTTTTGTTTTTATTTTAACACCCTGCAAGATACCTGAGTCATCATAGTAAGGAAACCTTAATGTGTTCCCATCTCTATAGATTTGATAGAACTGATTAGTTTTCTCAGATATATTACGCTTTTGCAACCGTTCGGCTGAACCTGTAAGGTGTACAGTTTTAGTCATTCTTTGACTGTGAATAACATCATTGTCGCCTGTTCTATTGTGACAGACAAAACAGAATGTGTGACCGTCGGTGTATAGGGAATTCCCATCCGACGATCCACAATTCTCGCATGGCATGTGCCTTACGAACTCGCTTTCAGTTAGATTAACCATTCGAGTGGAATATTATGGAAAGACGTCCATGGTATGTCATGCTTCTCACACCACATAGCGTAGGTTGTCTTACTTTTTTTTGAAATTTTATTAAATGGTGCTTGAAACACCATCCTTAAGTCTAATTCTGGGTTGTCCTTCTTGACTGCCTTGATCTTACGGCGATCAGCTGCGTCCCAATAGCCCTTGGTTTCGAGATGAACATGATTAGGTAACACGAAATCAGGGCAATAGTTATGTTGTATAGTGTAAGGAACTCGTTTACTTTCATATTCATAGGTTACACCAAGACCTTCGAGAAGGTTAGCTACCTTCTCTTCCAGCCCTGATCTGTATTTAGAAGTCTTCTTCTTCATCTGTGGTGGTTGGTGTTACGTTAGGATCATTTGTTTTGAATCCTGCTGTAGTACCAAACAACTCAGCTACTTCATTAGCATCTAGGTCGCCAGTATCTACGCCAGCTTCACCTTTTATTGAGACAACCTGTACACCAACAAGCTTAAGAGAACTACCATAGGTAACTCCATCTCTAAGGATATAAGGCTTCTGATAGAAACCAAGTTTAACTGTAGACCCTGCGTATAATGGTGTTTTTGCATCGGTAACGGGTACTCCTTCTGTATCTACGACAGGCGGACGTTTGTCCTCACTCCATGAGAACTTAATTTTATATTTACCATCAGAGACTTCTTCCCATGGCTCAGGCTTGAGCGTGGATCTCTTTGGGTTCTTGAGTTTTGACTCTGCCCACTTAAGGACATCAGATCTCTCAGTTTCTAGCTTGTCGATAAGGTCATTATCAACTATAGCCGATAAGGAATAACCAAACTTACTAGGAGCTAGTACGGCTTGGAATCCTTCAAGTGTAACAGGTTTGTCAGTTGTGTGTATGGTACGTGCCATTAACAGAAAAAATAAGTGGAATCAATCACTTCGGACGGTTCAAGGTCTCCTATGATCGGTGGTTTAGTAGTTGCTCCAATAGCTGAAGCAAATTCAGTAAGGTAATCTCGTTTAGCAAAGAGATCCATATAGGTTTCTCTTACTATACTAGATAAAGCAGTCATATCTGTAGCTCTACATAAGACACTATCATGAATTAGTGCTATTGGTCCACAGAACTTTAACGCACTGAAATGTAACAGTGTCGCATCTAGACTGTGAATAAGATTAGGTGCAGTAGCAGCCTTGTGTCTAGACATATCAGCAGCATCAGGATTATCTGTAGCTACTCTAATCTCACAAGACCCCAATAACTGTAACTGTAACCTTTCAACTTTCTTCTTTTGAATCCGTTGGTTAACAACAAATCCAGAAGGTGTAGTCCAAGTTAAAATTAAGTTAGGGTTATCTTTGAATTGTTTAGATACTTCCTTCTCTATCCAAGCCATAACAGCCATAGGACCAGGAACTATCTCATTCATTGCATCTCTAACAGCTTTGAC